TAAACAAAAAGAAAATCCAGTGAAAATAATCCGCTGGCAAGATGGAAGCTTAGAGTGCTTCCATGGAACAGAAGCAGAAGTGGAAAGTTATGTGGCACAGAAAAGTAAAGTGATCAAACAAACCTATATCATAGCATGAAAAAAGAGGAGTCAAAGATTTGACTCCTCTTAGTAGCAAATACCAAGATGGTACACGCCTAAAAAACCATATCTAGAGTGTACTATCTGTAATTTAAAATGTCAAGAAGTAATCGGGTGAAAGTCCCGTATAAAGCTTGATAAACGTATTAAGGATAGGACCAGATATGAGTTATACGAAACATATATATAATCTTGGAAATGCAATAGAAGTGGAAGAAAAACACACGTATAGACTTCGTGCCCCCGGGATGAAGAGGGAGAAGAAAAGAAAACTGACCCCTGCCCAGATGAAAGCTGTCAATCAGAAAAATAAAGAGAAGAGATGCAGGAGAAGATTGAGGAAGTATTTCAGGGAGAATGATTATTTTGTATGTCTTACTTACAAAAAAGAAGAACGTCCTTCCAGCATGGCGGAAGCTAGGAAAGATTTTTCGGACGCTTTAAGGAAAATCCGCAAAGAGTATGCAAAAGCTGGCTACAAGGTAAAGTGGATCCGGAATATTGAAGTAGGGACAAGGAACGCATGGCATATTCATTTAGTCATCAACAGGATACCGGACACAGACTTGATCCTGCGGAAATCCTGGAAGAAAGGCAAGGTGATCTGCCAGCTCATGTACGAAAAAGGAGAGTTTAAGGACCTGGCAGCCTATCTCACAAAGACTCCGGAAACAGACAAGCGTTTAAGGGAGTCGCTTTATGATACATCAAGGAATCTTCCTCTGCCAGAACCGAAGAAAAAAACATACATACACTGGAAAACTTGGAACAGGATACGTGTGCCAAAAGGATATTACATAGATAAAGATTCTGTCTATGAGGGAGTTAACCCTGTTACAGGATACCCATTTAGAGAATACACACTATTGAAAATAAAGAGGAGGGAATGAGATGGAAGTACATATCTACATAGGGACAGATAGTAAAGCCCCGAAGTCATGTACAAGAAAGTACGGATATGTACTGGAATGTAATTTGAGAGGGACACCATGGACAAAGGAAAAGTTCGGAGAAGCGGCAGGAACGTATCACAGCATAGTCCTTCGTGCGCTTATCGAAGCAATGAAAAGACTCACAAAACCAAGTGAAGTACATATCCACACAGAGGATGTGTATATTTTGTCCATGCTGGAAAACAATGTGGATAACTGGGCAGAGAACGGCTATCTCACATCAAAAGGGGAACCGGTGAGCAACGCTGATCAATGGAGGGAACTTCACGATATTGCGCAAAATCATTTGCTCCTGTCCGAGCCGGGCAAACATACCTACACAAAATGGATGATAGAAAGGATGAAGAAAGATGTTTGATAAATTTGGGGAAATGAGCAGCTACAAAGAAATCAATACCCTCGCAGAAAATCTGTTTAATGAGGGAGACATAAGGAGTTTAAAAGAAATGGCAAAAGAAAACGGAATTCCGGAAGACTTTGTAGAACTCTATCTGTCGGGCGACATCATGGAGCTGTGCGATGTCGAAACGGCAGCATACGG